GCTTGTGGTTGATGTTGTCTTGCTTCAGTTGCTGGTAGTCCAGCGCGTCCCCATCATATCCGTCTTCAAATAACATACCCTAGCTCTCCCATTAGCTTAATGAATCCGTAGTAGTCCAACTTCTTATCGAAGGTTTGCATGAACATATACAGCTCGTCTTCAGTAATCTTTTCTTCTCGGTAGTCCATGATAGCTTGCCATAGCTCTGCCCGTTTGGTCTGTCGACTCAGTGCAGCGCCGTACCTGTCGGTCGGGACGCGTACTACGTCACCCAGTCCGGTGTGATCGTTAGGGTTGGCGCGTGCATCATCAATGGCAGTAAATAGTTCTTGGATGTAGTTCTTCATAGTAAGCCCTCAGCTTTAAGTAGTTGAATTAGTTGGAGTTTGTCGCCCAGTGTTAGGTTTTCCCAGAGTGTTTCCATTGGTAGTGTCATTTATGTCCTCAGCTAATCGCTTTAATCTGTACGCTTCAAGTAGTTGTATGAATTCTAGTATGGTGTGTTCACCTTCTTTAACATCCGGTGTCGGTGGTTTGAATGTCGCTCTCATCTATCTCTACTCCTTCAGCTAGTATCTTAACCAGTAGTCTATCAAGCTGTCTACATGCTGAGCCATACGCCCACGTCGCACCCTGTGCCACCTTGTCGTCGGGGCAGTCTGCGTTCAGCCGTCGTTGGTGCTCGAGATTAGCCAACATCCCCTGCAATTCGCCTAGTATTTGTAATTGGTTCATCGTCCCATGATCCCTCCAAGCTTCGTATATTTCATCGGCGCCATTGTCGTTGCGGTACATGTCAATGGCTGCGTCGAGCAGATCATCCTGCACCATGTCCGGCACTTCAGTCCAGCGCGCACACCGTGTCGTCAATGAGAGCTAGACACGTAGAAAAGTCTGCGTCCCCGTCATCATGTACAGTCGACCCATGCTTCGTAGGTTACGCCGTCGATCGTCACTTCAGATAAGTATTTCATTCTTCCTCCTTGTAGATGTCTAGCCATGCGCTTGCAGTGGCTCTCGACTAGACGATAGCCAGACGCTCTACCCTCTAGCCATTGGACGTGCAATTCGCCCAGCTCAGTGTCAGTTAGCGACTCTTCAGCATCCTTGCAGCGTAGCCTCCGAATAGATCAGCGACTGCCATTAGCTGATTGTAAATATCCTTTCTCATTATAGCTCCCCTGTCAGTAACACGGCGTACACCGTGATATAGAATAAACCCGCATAGATGATACAGCGGGCCGCGTGGTTCAAACGCTCTCGATCTTTACCTGTCATTGTGGGTTCCTCCGCAACATGTACATGGGCAAGTAGCTGCCACCTCAGACGCCATAAACTCTCGAATGGAATCCTTCTCATATCCTAGGGCGCGGCCCATGGTGCGTTGCAAGCGCTGCCGTGCAGCCGCTCCGGAGCGCGTAGCGGTAGGATAGCCGTCACCTACTAGCATTAGCTCTATGACCCATCCTTGCATTTCTTCTTTAGTGTCCGCCACGATTAGGAAGCGGTTAGCCTCTCCGCTCTCGCCTACTCCGTCCATGATAAAGGTTGCTAGACCCAGCTCACCAGCTGTCACGGCTAGCGTAGTGAGTGCTACTGCCGACTTCTCAGAGTCTGCAATGGCTAACGTTCGATTGCTGTTAGGGTTTGCAACGTCGGTTATGTCGCGAATGATTTGGTTAGTGTAGTTCATGCTCTTAACTCCTTTTCTCGAATGATAGTGTAGAAGATTCCGTCTTCAAATAATGCGGTCGACCAGTCTTCCTTGATCTCTACGTCCCCGACCATTTCAGCCAGTGCTTTAAGCTCAGCTATAGCGCCGTCATACGTGGCATAGACGCCTAGTACTTGCTCGCCTTCGTATTTCTCGCCCTCACTTAGTATCCATACATGTGACATGATACTTTCCTCTTTAGTTGTTGTTTGGTGTAGCTTCCTATTATGCCCCACCTCAGGGCATTTCGACCAGTAGCTAGCTGGTCTCGTCAGATAGGTTTACCGTTCAGTAGTACTTCACCCTTTCGGGTACAGACGTCCACTCCAAGCGCTCTCAAGCGGCTCATAGTAGTTCGGGTGGGGTAGTCGCGCAGTGTGTCTACGTTAGGCTTGACGATGTCATCACATCCCATTCGGCATATAACCTCTGCAATGTGGTTACCGTGTAGGTAGACATCAGCGAAATACGACCGATAACTAGCGTCCACTTCGACGCAAGTATTATCCTTCGACCAGTCACGGCCGTGTTTGATAGCTTCCAGCATTTCCTTTTCAATAACTCTCATTACACAATCCTCATTATGTTGGATGACGCGCCTACAGCGCCGTTACATACTTGACCAGACCCGACCGGCGGTACTCTACGCTGGCCTAGGAAGGGTGCTTCCTTGCCCATCCTGTTATACCCCTCTTTGATGAGCGCTTGAAGACATAGACGACGGGTTATGTTAGCTAACCGTTGCGCCCTTGTCTCTCCAAGTGAGTAGTACTCTACTTCCCAGCTATCTACCACTTTTTCCATTTGCTTCATTGTTGGCTTCATTATTTCTTACTCCAAAGTTTGTTACGTGATTGAGCTTCTCGCTCTATGCGTTGTGCTGGTGTTTCTGGTGTGCGGTACATTGCAGCCAGCTCAGCTTCGAACTCCTTGCCGCTATACGTGTTGTTGCCAACCGATGCGGCCTCAGTGGTCTTGTTGACTTCAAAGCCAGCGTTAACCACACCGTCTAGCGTGTCGGGCTTGCTTGTTGCGTCATGCAAGGGCGTATCATCACGACCAGCCTTGCGACCCACGTAGACCTCGACTATTTCCTGCTTCAGCTTGGTGCGAAGCCTAGCGGCCTTAGAGGCTCGCTTCATTGATATATTAGCCATTGTAATTTCATCCTTTTGGAATCATCAGCGACACTGTCGAAGTGCCGTATTACATTGCCGATTGCGTTTTGGTTCACTCTTCACCGGACGTTTCACAACGTGTTGGCTCAGATCACCCAGCGCCGGTTACTGCCTTTTACAGCAACGCGACTCCCTTATCGGACTTCCTTTCTACTCTCCACCCAATCCACCATAACAGTCGTGAGGGCTTCCTAGTAGGGAAGGGGCCATATTTTATTCCAGCGTGGCTACACTTGGTCGATAATCGGTAGGGGCTTTCCGGAATCCGGTAGCGACATCCAGCCGATGAATGGGAATATACAGCATTCCCCGAAGGCGTCAACACCTAAATGCATTTATTTTCATATTTATTTGTATTATTTGTATTTATTTTCACCGCATACTGGCAGCGATACAGATACAATTCATAAGGGTTTATTCGGGGCCATTTGTTACCCCGACTTCCGCAAACCCCTTTGTACGTTAGTGTATTTTACGTTTGGGACTGGATGGTGGGCATAGTAGTGGTCATAGTAGTGGGCTAGATGGTGGGCTAGATGGTGGGCTGGATGGTGGGCTGGATGGTGGGCTGGATGGTGGGCTAGATGGTGGGCTGGATGGTGGGCTGGATGGTGGGCTGGATGGTGGGCTAGATGGTGGGCTGGACTGGTGGGCTGGATGGTGGGCTGGATGGTGGGCTGGATGGTGGGCTGGATGGTGCTACATGATACAGTATATCATTATATCATCTTGTATTATCTTGTATCATTATGAGCTGAGGTCGAGGGGTCAGTGGGCTGGATGGTGCGGACTGGTAGCCGTACGATACGACACGGGAGCCATACGACCCGATACGGGAGCCACACCCCACATCCTCCCCATCGGAAGCTGACAGGTGCCGGACTGGTAGACCACAATGTCTTATAGTATGACCAAATAACTATCGAGTAGATCAATACATAAGACAATGTTACGATATATCATATCACAAGGCTGGATGGGGGCTGGACGGGGGGCTGGATCGGACGGGGTGGGGGGCCTGTCGGCGACCTCACGGCACGGCACTTGGCGCTCCGGCTTGCAAAGAGGCCATTTGGGAAGCTATCGACTCACAAACAGAGGCAGGATAGCCCACCACAACAGAGCTGAGACCCCCGGATGGCCTACCTTTGAGTGGGATTAGTACCTTATGGTACTTTGTCGGGTAAGGGTGCACCAAAATGGTGCGTTACTGTGCACCAAAGTGGTGCGTTATGGGGACAAGAGGTCGATAATAACCCATTATTTGTTATATTATAGAGAGAGACACTTTATAGTACTATAAGGCAAACCTTAAAGGCACTCCACTACGGCACATACTAAAGCTACTCACTAAAGCTTATTACTTTAGCTGTTGTCTGTACCTTAAAGCAGGGCCTTATAGTACTGAACGTCTTCAAACAACAATGGAAGCCTCTAGCTGGATCGGTTCCTTAGCCCTACGGTTCATGCTTCCTACATTCTTACTTTAATTAGTCGTCGTCTGTACAATACTGTACCATAAAGTAGCCGACTGATGCCTTAGAGCTGAACCACTGGAGGTCGTTGGATGTCGAAAGAAGTTAAAGGCCGCCCTACTAGAGCAGCCCTAGATGCAACAAAGGACTTAACCAAGAGAGAGCAGGCAGCAGCCATGAAGGAGTTCCGTAAGCGACTCCTACTGCACCCCTCCTCTCCTAAACTTATAGAGAAGCTATTCACTACAGCATTCGATGACGAAGCTAAACAACAAGGCTTAGCCATGAAGTTACTTGCGGATCGTCTTATGCCAGTCGCGGGGTTCACCAGTGACGGGAAGCAGCAGAACCAAGTTAGCATTAACATTACTGGCATTGGGTCTACCGTTGGTACTTCTTCTGATGAGTCCCCTAGTGTCGTTATTGATGGATCAAGCGGAGAAGTGGAAGATGAGTAAAGGATCTGTACCCGCCACAAAGAAAGAAGCCATGAAGAAGCTGATTGGTGGTCTTGAGAGCAATGGCGACTACAACATAATGGTTGGTGGTAAGAAGAAGCCATTAACCTCTATGACCATCGGTGAGGTCTTGGATATGCAATCCAAGATGGATGGAGACACAGCAGCTGGTAAGTACCAGATCAAAGAGTCCACCCTACGCTCCCTAGTGTACAAACCCGGCGAGAACGCTGGAGAGTACAGCGACAAGGAACGCAACCCCTCTGACTTCAGCCCCGATATGTTATTCGACGAGGCTGCTCAAGAGTGGGCTGCTGATGCTATCCTTGATCGTAGAGGATGGAAGGACTTCGAGGCAGGAAAGATTACAGACAAGCAGATGGCTACCAATCTAGCAAAGGAGTGGGCCTCACTGCCTGATCCTGCTAAGGGCGCTAATGTATCCCACTACGGTGGTGATGGTAAGCACGACAACGCAACACGCGCCTCAGCTGATGACGTATTCAAGGTACTTAACGTAGTAGAAACCCAAGGAGGAATGAATGGCAGAAGTCAACCTATCGCTCCTCCCATGGCAGGAGAAGGTGCACAACGACCCAGCACGATTCAAGGTAATAGCAGCGGGGCGCCGATGCGGCAAGACCCACTACGCGGCGGTCACCCTCATCCTAGCAGCCTTAGACGGTAACCCCGGTGGTGTAATGTACGTAGGCCCAACCATGGGTCTTGCACGTGACCTCATGTGGGACAAGCTGTTTGAGCTGGCCGGAGAGATCATAGTATCCTCCAATGTGAATAACCTTGAGATAGTGCTTGCTGGTGGAGGGAAGATTGCCCTCAAAGGCTCGGACAGACCCGACACTTTACGAGGCTACAGCCTCAAGCACTTAGTACTCGATGAGTTCGCGTTTCACAAAGATGGAGTCTTCGATACGATCCTCCGGCCAGCTCTTGCAGACCGTAAGGGATCTGCTATATTCATTAGTACCCCCGAGGGTCGCAACCAGTTTTACGACGTTTACATGAACGGCGAAACGGGAAAGACAGGATGGGCCAGCTGGCACTTAACGTCCTTCGATAACCCACTCCTTGACCCCGAGGAAATACAGAATGCCAAAGAGACAATGCCCGGCTGGATGTTCCGACAGGAATTCCAAGCGTCCTTCGACGCTAAAGGTTCGGAGTTCTTCGATCCCGAAGCGTTCATCTACTACGACAAGAAGCCCGACATCCCCGGTGATTACTACATCGCCGTCGACTTGGCAGGCTTTGAGTCGGAGCGGGGTAACAAAACAAAGCGCAGGGACAACTCTGCAATGGCTGTGGTGTTCGTTACAGACGAAGGCACATGGCACGTTGAGGATGTACAGTACGGTCGTTGGACTCTAGACGAGACAGCTGAGAACATCTTCAAGGCAGTAGAGAAGTACAAGCCCATGGCAGTAGGGATCGAGAAAGGGATTGGACAGCAAGCCGTCATGAACCCTTTGAACGATCTCATGCGTCGTACCCATCGAGTGTTCAGGATCGAACTACTCACTCACGGTAATCAGCGCAAACAGGATAGGATCCTTTGGGCGCTGCAAGGCCGATTCGAGCATGGTAAGATTAAACTTAAGAAAGCAGATTGGAACCTTGCCTTGGTGGACGAGGCGTCGGCTTTTCCTAGCCAGCTGGTACATGATGATCTACTTGATGCCTTGGCTTATATCGACCAGATGGCAATCGTACCCTACGGCAATGCTGATGATTACGAAGATGACTATGAATACTTAGATGAGGTCGCAGGATACTAATGTATGATATATACGGTACGGAATGGTGCCCAGCTTGCACTATAGTAAAGAAGCACCTGACCTCTATCGACGTACCTTACACCTTCACGCGCCTACCAGCTGGGCAGAGGGGATGGGAGATAGCAGAAGAACTTAGTGGCCGACGGGCCTTACCTGTCATTATGAAGCACGGATCTCACATGGAGATGACGGACTTCAAGGCAGAAGTAAACGCACTCGGTCGGACACCCCGTCCGCTTACCCAACAAGAACAGGATGAACTAGATGAGTGATGACATATTTGAAGACTTCAGCTCAGCGACTGGGCCAGAAGACCTAGCCGAATGGGTGATGGGTCGCTGCAATGATTGGAGGGATCACTACGAGAGCAACTACTCCGAGAAGCACGAAGAGTACTACCGCATCTTTAGGAACCAATGGGCCAAAGAGGACTCCGAGAGGGACTCTGAACGGTCTCGCCTCATAGCCCCAGCTACAGCTCAAGCAGTTGAGTCCAACGTAGCTGAGATCGAAGAGGCTACATTTGGTCGTGGTAAGATCTTCGACATCAAGGACTCCTTCCAGATGGAAGCTGATCCTAATGCAGCACAGCAGATCAACTACCTCAAGAAGAAGCTGCACGAGGACTTCGGTCTTGCACGTGTACGCTCCTCCGTTGCTGAGGTTCTAATCAATGCAGCTGTGTACGGTACAGGGATTGCTGAGGTTGTCCTCGATGAGGTTAAGACCTACGCGCCCACCACCCAGCCAGCAATGGACGGGATGATTAACGAGATCGGAGTCACTGAGTCCTTCCGTCCTTTGGTTAAGCTCAACCCCGTAATGCCTAAGAACTTCTTGGTTGACCCATCAGCCACCTGTGTCGAAGAGGCACTGGGTTGTGCAGTTGATGAGTTCGTATCACGCCATGTCGTTGAAGAGCTACAGGAGTTCGGAGTCTACCGCGATGATGAAGTTGTGCACACAGCAGCCTCTGACTCAGAGATAGAGTTCGACACACAGATCACTACATCCCCTAAGGATCGTGTTCGTTTAACCAAGTACTACGGCAAGGTTCCTCGTGAACTCCTCCTAGGTGCTGGTGTAGAGGAAGACGAGATCGAGGAGACAGGTTACTACGTTGAAGCTGTCATCGTCCTAGCCAATGAGGGTACAGTACTGAAGGCTAACGCCAACCCTTACATGTGCCAAGACCGACCCATCGTAGCATTCCAGTGGGACATCGTACCTTCTACCTTCTGGGGTCGTGGTGTATGCGAGAAAGCCTACATGAGCCAGAAGGCTCTTGATGCTGAACTCCGTGCACGTATGGACGCTCTAGCCCTAACTACCCATCCTATGCTAGCTGTAGATGCTACCCGCATTCCACGTGGCAGCAAGATGGAAGTACGACCCGGACGTATCATCCGAACCCAAGGTAATCCTCAAGAGACATTGATGCCCTTCAAGTTCGGTGAGCTAAGCAACGCAAGCTTCCAGCAGTCAGCAACTCTCCAACAGATGGTGAGTCAAGCTACTGGAGCAGCTGAGGCTAACGCTGGTATGGTGCAGAATGATGTAACAGCTGCGGGTCAGTCCATGTCCCAAGGCGCTATCGTTAAGCGACAGAAGCGAACCCTCTTGAACTTCCAAGAGAACTTCCTACTGCCCTTCGTAACTAAGGCAGCTTATCGGTACATGCAGTTTGACCCAGAGAACTACCCAGTACAGGACTACACGTTCACAGCCTTCAGCTCCTTAGGTGCTATGGCCCGTGAGTACGAAGTAGCTCAGCTGAGTCAGATACTCCAGATGGTTGGCCCTGAGTCACCGGCTCATCCAGCAATCATCAAGGGTATCATCGACCACCTCAACGTCAGCAACAGGGAAGAGTTGATAGCCGCTATTGATGCAGCTAACCAGCCCAACCCAGAAGCAGAGCAGAAGCAACAGCAGATGCAGGAAGAAGCACACCAAGCCCAGATGGCTATACAGCAGGGGCAGGTTGCCTTGTTGAACGGTCAAGCTGAGGAGTCCATGAGTCGTGCGAATAAGTACAACACTGAGACACAGCTGATGCCTGAAGAGCTTACACTCAAGTATGCTGAGGATGATGACGAGAAAGAGTTCCAACGTAAAGCTAAGATGTCTGAACTACTACTGAGGGAGCAAGAGCTTCAGGGTAAGCAGAACCTCTCAGCTATGCAAACCAAAGCTAAGGCTGAGGGTGAGCTAGCGAAGGAACTAATGGGGCATGAAGCCCAGCTCTCTAAGAGGCCACAGGAGCCTCCACAGGGCATGTAAGGCAGGAAGCCATACAATCACAAGGGGTTGCATAAGCGCCCCTTAGAAGCCCACTGAGGAGCTTATATGGCTATATCGCTTAAAGACCACAACAACGGATACTTCGGATACATGAGTCAAGACGTTAAAGACGCCTTGGCTGAGTTGCAGGATGTAACGCAGCACATGCACTCCAGTATAATGTACAACCCCAATGGTGACATAGGGATGCACAGCCTTACTGTACTAAACAATATGCGGGTAGTAGGGGAGCTAGAAGTCTCCAGCGGTAAGATCGTAATGGATCACACACAGCTACCGGTATACGCAGACAACGCAGCAGCTTTAGCTGACGGCTTAGAGGTTGGACATATCTATGCTACATCAGCTGGGCAGCTAATGATTACACACTTATGAGCTTTGTAGTCCTCGAAGTAGAGGGCGAAGTCACGGCTATTAACCTATCCAGAGTAGACAGGATTGTGCACTCCTTCAAAGCAGGGAAGGACAATCTGGACTTCTACTTTAATAGAACAGAGAAGTACACAGTGGAGGACATTACACTAGAGCACATCCTCCATGATCTACCTACGTATAAACTATAACAGGATCTCCCATGGAATACCGAACAGCAGTAGCAATCGGTGGGATTGTGACACTAACACTAGCATGCTTTGTCCTCTATGCTAATGCAGAGGGTAACAATGCACACTTGAATCAAGAAGTAACACACCAGATCATGGATCATATTCTTATGTTCTTTTCTGGTGCACTAGTAGGTGTCGGCACCGACCGACTCATAAGGAAAGCGACCTCAAGGAGATAATCGCAATGGCATCATTGGTAGACGAGAAGAAGTTCAACGAGCTGGTAGAGAGCACAACCCACTACCTCCAGAGTATCCTTAACAGGGTAACTGCTTTGGAAAAGGAAGTGGCTGAGCTGAAGGCTAAGAAGACAATCAGCAGGAGTAAGAAGGATGACTGAAGACGAGAAGTTCTTTGATGCATCACGGGACATGTTCCTTGGAGATGGTTGGAACTTCTTCATGTCCGAAGTAGAACTCAAGCTGGAGTCTACCACGTTAGACCATTGCAACAGCACAGAGGACTTCTGGCTTGCCAAGGGCAGGCTGCAAGCACTCCGTGAGATATACATATACGAAGACCAAGTTAAAGAAGCTGAGGAGTCCTACGATGCGAAGGATCTATGATGTACGTTGTACGGACACTAGCTGTAACGAAATGACCGAAGTGTTTGGTAGGGAGTCAGATGATTTCCGGTGCGGAGCCTGTGGCTCTCCTGCTAACACTGTCATCTCTCCGGGGAACTTTGTACTTGAAGGCGTTACTGGGGACTACCCCGGTGCTGCTATCAAGTGGAAACGTGACCACGAGCGGAGAGCCAAGGGATAACCTAGGATAACCTAGACCCCTTTACATTTATCTGATAAGCCTTTAAGGCCCGGAGTTTAATAAATGGCTACATTGATTGATACCGATGGTGAAGTTGTCGCAGAGACAAGCAACCTTACTTTAGATGATATGGTAGAAGAAACACCTGAAACGACTGAGGTAGCTCCTGAGTCAGCTGAGGTGGAGTCCACTACTGAAGAACCTAATGAGGATGCCCTCCCCGATAAGTACCAAGGTAAGTCTGCTACAGACATAGCTCGTATGCACCAAGAGCTAGAGAAGCGCTTAGGACAACAGTCGTCCGAAGTCGGAGAGCTTAGGCAAGCCTTCGACGATATGGTACGACAAGGTATGGCGCAGCAGGCTCCAGCACCGGAAGTAACGGAAGTCGAAGAGGTTGACTTCTTTGCTGATCCGAACGCCGCTGTGAACCAAGCGATAGCGAACAACCCCGTAATGCGACAGATGCAGGCAGCTACTGTACAGTTGCAGAAGGAGAAGTCCCTTACCGCTATTCAAGCAAAGCACCCTGACATGAAGGACGTTATCGGCACCGACAAGTTTCAAACTTGGGTGAAGGGTAGCCAGTTCCGTCAGAACTTGTTTGCTCAAGCAGATCGTAACTACGACTTTGCAGCAGCAGATGAACTGTTGACACTCTACAAAGACACGCAGGGCGTTGTCAAGAGTCAAGCAGCAGTTGAGAAGGTAGCAAAGAAAGCCGAACTTAAGAAGGCTTCCACTGGCTCGTCACGTTCTAACCCAGAGGGTCAATCAACCCGAAAGGTTTATCGAAGGCGTGACATTATTGAACTAATGAACAGCGATCCGAAACGGTACGCAGCAATGTCTGAGGAGATAATGAAAGCGTACGCGGAGGGACGCGTTAAATAACCCTTAAAGGAATATCATCATGGCACTTGGAACTAACCACGTAACAAACGCAACCGCAGCCACTTTCATCCCAGAGATCTGGAGTGACGAGATCATTGCTTCTTACGAGAAGTCATTGGTAGTTAAGCCCCTCGTTCGCGCTATGTCTATGGTCGGCAAGAAGGGCGATACCATCCGTATCCCTAAGCCAGATCGTGGTTCTGCTTCTGCCAAAGTAGCAGAGACTGAAGTTACTCTTATCGCTGGCACCACTGGCGAGTTGGTCATCAGCATCGACCAGCACTTCGAGTACTCACGTCTGATCGAAGACATCACTGGTGTACAGGCTCAGAACAGCCTCCGTACATTCTACACGCAAGACGCTGGCTACGCTCTGGCAACTAAGGTTGACACTGACCTTATCGCCGAAGCTAACTCTGGCTTCACTGCTAAGAAGTCTTTCGTATCTGGTGGAATCGCTGACGAAGCTGGCGCAACTACTACTGCTTTCAACGATGCAGGCTTACGTGCTGCAATCCAGATCTTAGATGACAACGACGTACCCGGCGACAGCCGTGTATTAGTTATCCCACCTGCCGTTAAGATGGCAATGTTGGGTGAGTCTAACTACATCTCTAGCGACTTCGTTGCTGGTTCACCTGTAACCAACGGTAAGCTTGGAAGCATCTACGGCGTTGAGCTGTACGTTTCTACTAACCTGACTGGTAACGCTGGTGAGAAGAACTGTATCCTTATGCACAAAGACGGTCTTGTATTCGCTGAGCAGCTGGGTGTTCGCACTCAAACTCAGTACAAGCAAGAGCACTTGGCTGACCTCATGACTGCTGATACTATCTACGGATTCGAGACTTACCGTCCCGAGTGCGGCGTTACTATCGCAGCATTGGTATAAGCTAAACCTTAGCGGTCCTTCGGGGCCGCTTTCTTCTGTCTGTCCTTTGCCCACAGAGGGCATACAAAAGAATCCTATCGGAGCATACAATGGCATCATATACACCTACTACTAACTTCGGCGCTAAAGACTCTCTCCCATCCAACGACCCAAACAAGGTTGTTAAAGGTGCTGAGTTCACTGATGAGTTCGAGGCTATCTCTACTGCACTCTCAGGTGTAGCCCCTACACTAGACCCTGTGTTTACAGGTACACTTACAGCAGCTGACATCTCAGCCGCCTCTATCACACTGACAGGTAACGCCGCAGCAGTAGGCATCACAGCTACTGACATCACATACACTGGCGTACTGTCCGGCCCTGCTGGTGCCTTAGCCACTGAGCAGTATGCTACTGATCTAGTCAACGCAGCTGTACTGGCTCCTATCACGGGCTTCGATTCGTTGGGTGACGTCAACGTAGCAGGTGTCACAGACGGTCAGTCTATCGTATGGGACAACGCCAACAGCGAGTGGGTTGCGACCAGCACCTTGAAGGCTGACAGCTTCGTAGAGACACACAGCGTAACGACTGGTGTTCTGGACTGCTCTGTATCTAACGTATTCTCAGCTGTACTCACTGCACCTACAACGTTCAGCTTCACCAATGTACCAGCAGTAGATGGCGCATACGCCTGCACCTTAGACCTCACAGCAGCAGGTAATGCTGTAACGTGGCCTGCCGGTGTCGTATGGCCCTCAGCAACTCCCCCAGCACTGAGCGCAGGGAGGGATGTTATTGTATTCTTTACTCGCGATGCGGGTACTACATGGAACGGCTTTGTCGCCGGACAGGAGATGGGATGAGTATTTCACGGAAGCTGATGACGGTAGGCGGTGGAGAACCTACGTATGTAGATGATGTATTCTCTACCTACTTGTACGAGGGAAACAGTAAACCTCAACGAGAAGTTAAGACAGGCCTTCAAATAGGTAATGCAGGTTACGGCACCTCTACCAGCTTTGACGGCACTACAGACGCATTAGTTAAGAACAGTGACCTGACAGGAAACGTTGACGGTAAGCAGTTCACGTTCAGTGCTTGGGTTAGACCTGAGTCTACTGGGACTGTATACGGAGTATTCGACGGTGCTACTCAGGAGTTTGTTGTCGACTATAATGAATCAAACGAACGGTTTAGCGTAGTCGCAGACGGGGGTAATACCTTTGCATGGCAGACTAACAACGGTACTTGCCCTGTCGGGAACTGGTATCACATACTTGTATCTGCTGACTTGACTGACCCAACCAACAAGCGTCACATCTATGTGAATGACGTATCTAACAGACAGTTCAATACCACCAACAACTTAACCATCAACTTCGCTCAGCTCTTCCATTCTATAGGCAGAGGCGTTAGTTACCTCGGCGGCAGCGTGGCTCACGTCTACCTCGACTACACATACCGTGATATGTCGATAGAAGCCAACCGTAGGATATTCAACGACGGTGCTGGCAGCTCTACATCAAGCGCTTCCTTAGCTGCTTTGTCTCCTATTCTGTATGTGCCTCTGGTAGACGGCAACACAGCAAACTTAGGGACAGGCGGCAGCTTCACAGAGGAAGGTTCTCCGTCGCTGTCTGATACAGGGGTTGAAGTAGGGGAAGGTAAGGGCGGTCTGGTTTGGTTCAAGAACAGATCACTGGATGTAGTTCATCTCCTATACGACACCGAAAGAGGGGCGGGAAAGTGGCTAAATACTAATAACTCGGACGTCGAAGGCACACTCAGTACTGAGCAGCTGAAATCATTTAACTCTGACGGCTTCACTCTCGGAGACTTCTACGGAGTCAATGAGACGGGGTCAGACTTCGCCTCATGGTCATTCGCCAAGCAGGAAGGCTTCTTCGATATCGTGACATACACTGGTAACGGTGTAGCTGGGCGTGAGATAGCTCACAACCTTGGCAGTACGCCGGGGATGATTATTGTTAAGTCAACTACCCGCATAGATTCTTGGGCGGTGTATCACAGATCGCTAGGCAATCAGTACTCGATGCGCTTGGACAGGGACGTTGTTAAGAATCTGGACATTCGGTTCTGGAATGACACCGACCCAACTGATGCAGCATTCACTATAGGGACAGACGCCCAAGTTAACTCGTCAGGAGAGGAATACGTAGCCTACGTCTTCGCACATGACGTTCAAGAGTTCGGCCCTGATAGCGACGAGAGCATCATCAAGTGTGGGAGCTATACAGGCACTGGCGCGGATGACAATGAGGTAGACCTTGGCTGGGAACCTCAATGGGTGCTGGTTAAGAACGCCGACACTGCTACTGGTTGGTACATACAAGACAGTCTGCGGGGACTTGGCGCAGGTCAAGCGACCCAACGTTGGCTTCTAGCTAATGAGTCACTTCCCGAAGGAGGGCCGGGACGGAACCTACAGATAACGCCTAACGGATTCAAACTGAATCAAGATGGTTCTGGCTTTAACCAAAGCGGGGACAACTACATCTACATGGCAATCCGCAGGCCCAACAAGCCAGCAAAGGAGTTCGAGCCAGATGAGTTGTTTGCTCTGGATACTGCATCCACTGCAGACCCATATCAGCTACACTCAGGATTCCCTGTGGATATGGCTTGGAGGAAATATGTCGGCGGTGCTGAAAACAACTATCTGTCGGCGCGTTTAATACAGGCACAGCAACTTGTAACAAACGACAACGTTGTAGCGGCTGCGAATTCCGCTAGCACTTTCGACTTTATGGAGGGATGGTATTCAGGAGGTCAAGGGACAGGTACTCATTCATGGATGTTCAGACGCGCCCCCGGCTTCTTCGATGTGGTGACGTATGAGGGTGATGGCGTGGACGATAAGGTAATCCCCCATAACCTTCAAGCAGTTCCTGAAATGTTCTGGATGAAGTCTTTAAGTACTACTGGGGATTGGTTTGCTTATAACAAAGACCTTCCTTTAGGATTTGGCGATAACTACAGTGGATATTTATCCCTAAACTCAACAGACCAAGCAAGCGTTTCATCAGCAATCCGCATGTCAGGACTGACAGATGAGAGTTTGATGTGTAGTCCTCAGACGGGAATGAACCAACTGGGAGTAGACTACATAACCTACCTCTTCGCCTCAGTGCCCGGCATCTGTGACATCGGTAGCTACACAGGGACAGGCGCCGACAGAGACATAGACTGTGGTTTCTCCAACGGGGCTAGGTTTGTGTTGATTAAGAGGTACGAAGGTCAAGCAGGCTCTTGGTATTACTTCGATACGGTGCGAGGAATCGTTACTCGAAGCTCTCCTACCTTGTATCTGAACGACACTCAGGCTCAGGCTACTGATCCTAAGACGTCAATAAGCCCCTTACCTGCTGGCTTCTCGCTTCTTAACTCACTGGATGGTGAGGCCACTAACTACCTAAACACCACGGGCCACAAATACATCTACATGGCAATCGCATAAGGAGTAATACATGAAGTACAGAAAGAGAACGGATGGCTCCTTAACGACTAAGAGCCAGCTGATAGCAGAGAACCCCGACACGAGTCTACCTAAGACATGGACAGCAGCGACGCTGGACTTCCTTAAGGTAGATCCTGTGTTGGCTTCTCCTAAGCCCACCCTTGGTGAGTTCGAGGTAGCTGTTGCAGCTGCTCCTGTACTCGTCGAGGGTAGCTGGATGGAGGCGTGGACTGTACAGCCTATGTTCGTGGAGTACACGGAAGAGGTTGATACTGACGGAGTTAAGACTGTAAAGATCGTGACAGTAGCTGAGCAAGAAGCAGCCTACACCGAGAGCAAGCTAACTAAGATGCGAGGGGGTATGGTTATCTCTATGCGTCAGTGCCGCTTGGCCCTACTAGGCGCTGGCTTACTGGACTCCGTGGATGTGGCTATCGCTGCATTGCCGGAACCGGACAAGTCAGCAGCTCTTGTTGCATGGGAATACAGCCATTCGGTTGAGCGACTGTCTGACTTTGTTGTATCAATGGGGCCTTTACTCGGCCTCACTGACCTAGAGGTAGACGCTCTGTTTGAGCAGGCGGTGGAGTTATGAGTAAAGGTATGATGGGCGGAGGCTACTCCGACAGCTGGGGTCTCTACCAGAACCCCTACGGCATCACTGGTGTCACAGGACAATAACACAGGTTCTAGCTTCTCGGGCGGCACTGAGCACATTCAGTTCGGTAACCCCTTCAAGCCAGCACCTGTCAACGGCCCTAGTCAGAACAACAGCATGATAGCTGCTCAGTACCAAGCAAGCATACCTCAGGGCTTGTCGGACATGGAGAGAGCTATTTGGATGCGTAACAACCCTATAGAGAACTTCCAGCCGAATGCGACTACAGAGGAGACACCTACAACTCCTACGCAGCCAATGACACCTCAGGAGATTATAGATAAGTTCTTCTATGGTCAGGGCACACCCAATGAAACGCTACAGGATACACCGGCCTACATCAATGAAGGCTATGATCCTACTGCGAATGCACAGCCAGACCCCAACATCACAACGTCTAACCCTACAGGTAACAACGACGACCTAACGTTTGGTGGTGAGTCATCAGTACCTGCTAACGGTGGTGGTAACGCACCCTGCTGTAGAGCCTCCGAACCCTAACGTTGATGAGCGGCCTATTGATTGGAACGGCGGTGAGAGTCCTGACTTCGCATCGAACTACGACCCACGAGGTAGGAGCACCCCGTTCTTGGATTCGTACATTCGGTCTAAAGAACAAGCAGCAGCCCCCGGCCCTGTGTCGGGAATGATGTCAAAGTATATGGAGTAACAGAATGGAAGAAGAAGAGGTTGGACTCAACAACGAACTACTAGGTGATACAACCTCTGATCTCCCATACGAGGAAGAGGAGACAGATCGAGCTAACCACAACAACGATGGTCAGTACGGCTGGGTTGATGTAGATGGTAAGCAATGCACCAACGACTACACCTCAAGGGCATATGGTCAGCAGTACTGTGTCGGGGATACCTATACAGATCCTAACGGCGGTACGCAGACGATACGTAACATTGGATTCCATGGCTTAGACCTAGCGCCCAACCAATGGGATGCTGAGGAGACTTACGCTGACGTAGGTGAGAAGCTTGGCATGTCCATGGAAGAGTGGGTGGAGTTCTCTGATGAGCTACAAGCCCTTAACGGGGACGTGGATGCACTGAAGGGTAACATGTTCGGCCCTACCGAGCAGGAGCGTGGACGCTTAGGCATTCGCATCTCACAGCAGAACCCTGACTGGGATGAAGCTCAGGTCATGGCTGAAGCCGACCGTCTACTCGAAGAGAAGTGGCAAACGTCGGATGCGTACGCTGAGGCAGCTGCTGCTGAGACAGCTCTGTTTGAGAAGTATGGCATCACTAAGCCCAACCCCGGAGTGTACGGTACAGGTACGTGGATAGATGAAGACGGTAAGTACTTCAGGTTTGAAAGCTCATCAGGTAACTTGTGGCAGACGTCACAGGACGATAGCTTATTAGACTACGCTGTACCCATCGGCATCGGGATTGGAATAGGAGTGATTACAGGCGGCGTGGGTGGTGCATTAGGCACAGGCTCTCTGGGTTCTGTCGCAGGTGGTGCACTCAACAGCGTCATCAGCTCAGCCATAGGCCAAGTAGCTGTAACAGGCGGCGTTGACCCTAGCGCATTACTACAGGCTGCAATCCTTGGAGGCATCGGCGGATTAGCTGACGCAGCTGTGGATGGTAAGCTCCCTGCTGGCGTGAACGATCAGGTCAAGGACATAGCTGAAACCATCGGCATGTCACCTGAGGACACTATACGTTTAATCGAAGGCGTAGCTACTGGTGCTGTCAAGGGCGATAGCCTACAGGATATAGTAATAGGAGCAGCAGGCAGCTGGTCTACCACACAGATCAAGGACTGGATTACGAATACCCTTGGCGATGAATTCGACGTGCAGGATTGGTTCAAGGATGGTTCAAGCACCATACCTACTGAAGCACTAGACCCCCTCATCGAAGGTTCAATCAACGCAGCTATCAACGGTGGTATGAGCAAGGAAGACGCTATCAGCATGGCATGGGATTACTTCCAAGCTGGCGGTGACGTTGACTTCCTACTGCCAGATAGCCCTGAGTTCACTGACTGGCTTGGAGGTTTAGACCTCATAGACATCGACATCTCTAAGGATGACGAGTGGTCTTACACTAAGAACCCAGACGGCAGCATCGACATCACTTGGGACTTACCCAGTGTGGACATCGGCGGCGGCATAGAACTCCCTGACGTAGTGGAGTGCATGGAAGGCTTCGACTGGGACGGACAGACGTGCGATACCTGATCTCCCTGATGTACCTGACCTCCCTGACGTAGTGGAGTGCATGGAAGGATTCGATTGGGATGGACAGACTTGTGTTCCCACCGATCTCTTACCTAACGGAACGGACTGTGAAGAGGGCTTCCACTGGGACAGCCTGCTTGGGCAGTGTATCGAGATAGACGTAGAAGTCCCTGAGGTTCCTGAGGTTCCTAAGCCTGAATGTCTTGCAGGTGAGAGCTGGAGTGAGTTCGATCAGAAGTGTATCCCCGACATCATTGAGTGTGTCGAAGGCTTCGAGTGGGACGGACAGACGTGCGTCGAGATCCCTGAGGTTCCCGAAGTTCCTGACCTTGTGGAATGTATGGAAGGCTGGGAGTGGTCAGACCTATACGGTAAGTGTATAGAGAAGATAGACGACGACGTATCAGTTGTTGAATGCATGGAAGGCTGGGAGTGGTCTGACCTCTACGGTGAATGTATAGAGAAGATCAACGACGACACACAATGCCCTGAAGGATGGGTCAGTGAGGATGGTCACTGTGTTGAGATCAAGAAGCCCGACATCGACATACCTACCCCTGAGTTCGGTGGTGGTAATGCAGCAGCTGGGCATAACTTCCAACACCAAGGTCTGTTCGACTACACTAACATTGACGTCTACCAAGGGGCACCTATCGAGCCTTGGAAGAAGGCGCTTAACACAGCTAAAGGAATGCTATCATGACATACTTGGAGCTAGTCAATGGAGTCCTTACGCGCTTGCGTGAGGATTCTATCTCCACCCTAGCAGGCGAGGACGATGTAGTAGCAATCCTCGTTGCTGACTTGGTGAACGACGCCAAGAACACAGTAGAGACAGCACACAACTGGTCTGCTCTACGAACCGAATGGCCTGTCACTACGACAGCAGGCACTGCACTGTACACACTGGCTGACAGCAGGGACATCACGTTCCTTGAGTCCGTCACTGATGACAATGGTAGAGCCGTACGGGAGATGCAGAACAAGGAGCTACGTAGTCGAGCACGTGCACGTCCAGCTGAGGCTAAGCCTGAGTGGTACGCTGTATCAGGTGCTAACGTCGCAGGCGACAAGCAAGTAACTCTACATCCTACCCCTAACGCAGCATACGATCTATACTTTGATGGACACAAGAAGCAGCCCAACCTGAAGCTGGACAACGACATACTGTTAGTCCCCTCTCAGCCTGTGATGTACTTGGCGTACGCCTTAGCGGTGCGAGAGCGCGGCGAGGTAGGTGGTCAGACAGCTGGTGAGATCTTCCAAATGGCAGCTGGTTACTTGTCCGACGCTATAGCACGGGATGCTGAACTCAACTACTTAGATGACATCTGGCAGGTATCGTAATGGCCCAACCGCAGCAAGTACTTAAGATCGACGCTCCCGGCTTTCACGGGATCAACACTGAAGACAGCCCGTATGGTTTGGATACGTCTTTCTGCTTGCAGGCGGACAACGCTGTCATCGACCAGAACGGACGTATCGGTGCACGTGAGGCATTCGCTACGCACACACAGGCAATCATAGTACCATTCGTATCTAACCCCACCATGGCATCAGAGACCAAGGAGATCCTACGGACTGGCTCTGGTGTCATCGACGATAAGATGTACGTCATCGGGGTGATGGAGCACGTACAGTATGACTCTAACGATGTTGAGCTGTCGCGGGATCACTATGTGGTCGTGGACGATCAGCAGATCCTAGGGTCTATCGACATCCCTGCACTACCTAACACACCTTCATTGAACAACGCTGAGGTTATCCCCTTCAACAACAGGATATACATCTTCAGCTTAGGCAACCCCGCCTTAGTGTATGATGGTACTGACATAACCCTACTGTTTGATGGCGTAGCAGACACTGACTACATTCCACCACAGGACGACACTGGTGTGTTCGCTCCGGAGATAGATGGTGATGTAGGCGTAGGCGCGTACGGTAGACTGTGGATCTCAGGAGTCAACGGAGACCGCAACAACATCTACTACTCAGACCTACTGGTTGCTAAGCAGTGGTACGACGGTAAGGCTACACCCACTGATACATTCAACACAGCTGGTATCATTGACGTATCCGAGTACTGGCCTAACGGCGGTGACAGGATCATGGCCCTAGCGGCGCATAACAACTTCCTCGTAGTCTTCGGTCGGCAGTCCATCCTCGTGTTCGCTAACGCAGCATCGGGTGACCCAGCTGGAGCAGACGGTATCTTCCTACAGGACACCATTAAGAACATTGGTGCTGTAGCTAGGGATGCTGTCGTGAACACTGGTAATGATGTACTCTTCGTGGACGACACAGGCATACGGTCGCTTGGTCGTACGATACAAGAGAAGTCCGTACCAATCGGTGATCTGTCGTACAACGTACGGTATGACATAGTGGAAGTCATCAAGCAGACAGCAGATAAGAGAACAATACAACTAGCCTACCTCCCCGAGAAGGACATCACAGTGTGTCTATTCCCTGAGGGACAGCAGGCATACGTGATGGAGATGCGCGCACCTTCACCCACGGGTGGCTACAAGATGACCCGTTGGACTGAGTGTGTATTCAACCGCATTGAGTACGTCGAGGATGACGGAGCTGTGAGCATCCTGCTAGGCTCCAAGATAGGCGAAGGCTTCTTGAAGTACGACGGCTACACACAATACAACGATAGACCCTACCTGTTTCAATGGGCCTCTACAGCCCTGACCTTCGGCGACTCAAGCATGATTAAGTTCTTGAAGAAGATCGCTGTTACATTGGTGTCACGTAAGACGACATCAGAGGGTACGGTGCAGTGGGGATTCGATGGCTACTTAACCAAGTCTAGTAAGTTTGATGTTGAGGGCTACTTGGCTGCGTTGTTCGGAGAGGAGGACGCTACGTTCGGTCAAGCTCTCTTTGGTGCAGCACCATTCAGCATCACTAGGTACAGGAAGAATGTCAAGGGTAGCGGTAACGTGATCCGTATCGGGCATAAGAACAAGATACACGGCAATCCGTTATCTATACAAGAGATTCTAATCCAAACAACTACAGGAAGGATATACTAATGGCAGGTATCTGGGACTTAATAGGGGGCGCAGGCTCCATCGCGGGTGGTATGGCTATGGCCGACGACATGCGAGACATGGGAGATGATGCTGCTAGTCAGATGGGTGAACTCGCCGGTCAACTACAGCAGGACTCAGCATTCAAGGGCTATGGTGTACAGACTGGACTAGGCTTATCGAGCGTTGACTCACAAGGCAACATGCACCTAGGTGTAGGCGCTGACCAAGCTATGCTGGATGCAGCATCAGGTCAGATGAGTGCAGGTAATACAGCCTACGGCTCAGCTAACACAGCCTTCAACGGTGCACAGGGCGGCTTCGGTACAGCTCAGACAGGACTTGCTGGCATGGGTACGCACGGTATGACTACTCAAGGCACTAACGCCATGGGTCAGTCACAGGCTGGCTTAGCTGGGCAGCAGGGCAGTATGCTTAGCCACGCACAGCAGGCAGCTAACAATGCTATGGGTATGGACGTAGGCGCACGTGAGGCGGAGATCTACAACCGTGGCATGGCTATGCAGCAGCCCGGACTGGACGCACAGAAGGCGCAGCAGCAGGCTCGTGAACACGCTATGGGCCGAGGCGGTATGCGCGGTAGCCAGTACGGCGGCACAGCAGAGGACGCAGCTACGGCTCGTGCACAGGCACAGGCTCAGAACGAGATGAGCTATCAGTCCATGGCGCAGGCACAGAATGAGATGATGAACCAAGCCAACATGTCCAACATGTTCGGACAGCAGGGCATGGCAGCATCTAACGCACAGCAGCAGTACGGTACGGCTCTTGCAGGCATCGGTCAGAACGAGACACAGATGGAGCAGAACCGCTACGGTATGATGACACAGAACTCAGCAGCTCAGGCCAACGCAGCAGCTCAGCAGGGTAACATGGCAGCTAACCAGATCCAGAGCGCACTGGCACAACAGCAGGGTGCATACACAGGCATGAACCAACAGCTTGCAGCGATGCAGCTGGCTCAAGGTAATGCAAGTATGGCTCAGACTGGTCAGCTCACTGGCGCAGGCTACGCAGCACAGCTTGGCATGGGTGGTATCGAAGCTCAGATCAATGCTAACGTTGCAGCTAACAACCTGTACGGGGATATGTTCGGAGCAGGTATGAGCGCTATCGGTGGCATCGGTGATAACGGTGGTAACTGGTGGAGTTCTTTATGGGGAGATGATTAATGAGTGGGTCTAATCAGAGTAGTAACCTCACAGGGATGATGACGCAGATGAGCGGAGCCTTAGCTACTCAAGGCCGCTCTTATGCTGATGACCTGAAGCGTAACATACAGAACGTCACACGGCCTGAGGTAAAGCCAGACGATGACGTAAGCATGATGAACATGGCTAACTGGGCGTCCAAGATGGGACGCAACGACGAAGCCAAGTTGTACCAGAAGCAAGCTGAGCAGATCAGCACACAGCACACACAAGCAGCTCTACAAGAGCAAGAGTCTAACTTCGCTCAGGGCATGATGGCTGGTCAAGAGAAGCTCCAAGCGGCTGTGATAGCTGGGGATGTTGTTGGTGCTGAGAGGGAGCTTGCCGCTATGGGACGTGCTGCTGGTGCGGCACAGACTATCCCTCAGATGAACGCTGGTCGTGGTCTAGTTAAAGATGCACAGCCTCTGATCCAACAGGCTAAGACTAACAGTGTAAACAACAAGGTGCAGCGTATCTTAGAGTCTGACGCCACTATGGCTCAGATGCCTGAAGAGGTTAAAGGTACTCCTCAAGCTAAGCAAGCTCTAGCTAGACAAGCAAGTTGGAAAGCTCAACAGCTGCAAGACCCAGAGTTGAACAAAGCGTACAACACTATGCTTCAGAACAATCTCAAGACTCAAGAGATGCAAGGCAACAACATGAAGGCAGCCCGTGAGCAACAGGCTGGCTCAGTACGTAGCACATTCTCTAACGCATTGGCTAAGAATCCATCTAACCCTCAAGCGCTAGAGAACGCAATGGACGCAGCCCGTAAGGAAGCCGAGCGGTTGCAGACTCCTGAAGCCACTGACTCTCTCAAGGATGTCGAGCACATCTACGAGGGATACAAGAAGGTTCAGGATCTAGCACTGGAGCAAGCTACACTACCCCAAGCGTTGATACACTTACGTACACAGGTAGAGACCTTAACCAATAGGATGCCTAAAGCGCACGGGGATGATTACATCACTGAGCTTGAGCGTATCGAAGAGCTGGGTAAGAATGGATCACAGTTCTACAAGGGCCAAGCCCTAGCTAGCATGAACAAGCTACTGGCTAGAGTCTCTGCTGAATCGTTGCAGATGAACTCTGATGAGCGCAACAGCGACTTCAAAGCAGAGTCTAGGATTAACGCAACCCGACGTTCTATCATACAGGGCAACCCAAGTGATGACTCTGTGTTTGCTGTAGAAGATCGAATAGCTGAGGCAAACGACGGTGTCTTCGCTACTCGCTGGACGTCTACTTGGAGTGGGTTGAAGTATGAAGAGAAGACTAACGTTGCTAAGGACTACGAGCTAATCAATGCAGGCATAGAGCCTAACTACTTCAAATGGGAGAACGGCAGTCCAGTCATTAAGAATGGTAAGCTAGTCCCGAATGCTGAGCCGATGGACATCAACGCTGCCGACAAGCGCGGCACTGAGAAGAAGTCCACCCGGACTGGCAGAGGTATAGGTGGTAAGACAAGCGACGGCAAGCCTACAGAAGCACCGCCACCTCCCGGCTTTACGCCAAACAACTAGGAGTATTAAATGAAGACAGCCACCAATCCCGAGACAGGCGAAGTGATGTACCTTGACCCCGACAAGAACGAGTGGGTCAAAGCTAAGACAGCAACCAATGATGAAACAGGGGAAGTCGTCGCCTATATCGGGGGCGAGTGGCAGCCCCAACCTAGCCTTCAGCGACAAGGCTCAGGCATCAACCTAGAGGGAGAGATACCCGTAGTAACAGACGTGGATGCATACGCTGAAAGCCACAAAGCTGTTCGGCAGGACGAGCAACGGAACGCTGAGCTAGAGTCCAAGAAGCTACAAGCTGAAGCTGACTTCTACGACAAGCCTCTGCACGAGCAGGCTCTAGCTGTAGCTGCTGATGCTGCCTCCGTAGCCACTGACATACCTAAGCTGGTGTTGGACGCTCCATCTATCCTAGCTCGTGGTATGGGCCTTGACGTTGCTAACGTAACGGACGTCATGAACATACCCCGTGGTATGCACTACACCCCTGAGGGTTCTATCTCTAGGGCCGGTGCTGAGATGGTGGGTAACACTGCCGCTGTTGGTGTAGGCTTTGTGCCTGTCGATCGAGTGGCCGGTAAGGCTGGCTCTGTCACTGCTGACATCCTAGGTATGGGTAACTCTACAGAGAACGCAGCTGCAATGGCTGCACGTACACAGGTGCCTACTCCTGAGGCGCATCAAGTAATGGATGCTAACCTACGTACGGAGTTTGATCCCCGTAACGTGGAGCAGGTACAGGAGCAGGTCGGCCTAGCTAATGACTGGGTAGTAGCCCGTATGCATGCCCCTGAGTTTGCTAAGATGGATGACATTGAGATGACGCTAACCGCTGACCTCAAGGCTATCGACCAGCAAGCCGACGAGGGCCGCTTAGGTGGCGACATCGACACCATCAACAAGAATAAGATTAGACTTAAGAAGGAAGCTGAGAAGAAGTACGACAGGGCTATGGCTGAAGTTGAGACTAGCGCTCGTGGTACAGAGCAGGGTGACTTCGGTGGTGTGAACGTCTTCGGCAAGGAGTTCGATGAGTCAGTGATTAAGCACATGGCCCGTCGCTTCGACATGCCTGAGGAAGAAGTATCTCTCGCTGTCACCCGCGCTGGTGGCGTACGGCACATGGATGAGTCCGGTAACCTGTTGAATGACAAGCTAGTGGACATACGACGTCGTGTGTACCAAGCAGAGAACGATGATCTGTACACTACAACAGGTAAGCCCAAGACTGGTGCAGTTGATGACTACCAGTGGGGTGGCGTACAGGAGACTATACGTCCTGCTACTGCACTGCTGCGTGAGAACGTAGGTCAAGGCTTCTCGGCTCGGGTCGAGCAGTCATACATGAAGGCCACCGCCGACAAGACAGCTCTTGTGACTAAGTACCAAGGTCGCAGCGCTGACTTCAAGGAAGTGGTTGAGTGGGCCGACGACATCAACATCAAGCGTAAGTTCATGGATCTACAGTACTCTGGTGTTGCTGGACGTACTGAGTTACTACAGCTAGCTAGGCGTGAGATGAACCAAGATGCTTACGAGTTGTTCGCTGAGTTCGTAGAGGATAGCTTTAAGCACCAGACCCGCATGAAGGATCGAGTGTTCGCTGCTGATGCAGTGCTGGATGACATCCACTGGGGCATTGCTCGTCGAGCTGACGCCGACCCAGACATCACAGAGGAGATGATCAACAAAGCAGCTGGCGAGATGGAGCAGATGCAGAACCCTAGTAAGGTTGATGGTCTATCCAAGCGTGAGCGTAAGTCCGCAAAGTACATGAGTGAGAACCATTTAGCTACATACGACAATCCTATCCTGAGCCAGTTCACCCGAATGGCAGAGGATCAAGACATCTTCAGACTGTACGACGGTCTGGGTATGGGGCCGTCTTTACGAGAGACAGCCAAGCTGGGAGATGTCAACGCCGCTATCGTCAAGCACGTCAAGGCTGTCACTAAGAATGACAACAAGGCTAACGCTGCTGGTAAGGTGATGGATGCTATCCTGCAAGGGAGCCGTAAGGCACCGCCTCAGGCACAGCGTATCTTCATGGCTCAGGCGTACGCTGGTACGTTGGGACAGGTGGACTCAGCTGCGTTGAACATGCACGATGTCTTCACTGCTGCGTGGCGTCAAGGCCCTATAGCTACAGGCTAAGGCTGTTGCTGACTTCTTCGACTCAAGCCGTATACGTGCTACTGAGTTCGGGATCAGCGATGCTCACGTTGCTGAATTCAGGGAGGGTGTGAACAATGCATTCAACCAGAGTCCCACTAAGATGGACAAGGCTGGAGAAGGCAGGTCAATGGCTACTCGGACGTAGCGTTCACGTGGTCTGGGTTTAAGGCTTTGGATCTGGCGGGGAAGGGAGTTGTAATGCGCTCTACCTTGTACGATATGCAGAGGCTAGTTGGTAAGAAGGATGGTGTGCAGAAGATGCGCTCCAAGTACGGGCATCTGATGACCAACAGAGAGTTGGCCGAAGTGACTGGCTTCCTGAAGTCCGGTAAGGACATACGACAGGCTAGCCCACGACAGCTGGACATCCTAGGCAACGCTATGCTGGGCCGATTGGCTGAGCAGCAGCTGGTGTCTATGGCATCTCGTCCTATGAAGTACTTGAAGAACCCTGAGTGGCGCCCAGTATGGGCCATGAGTGGCTTCGCGATACGACAGGCTGACTTGCTAAAGCTAGAGGTCATTGATCGTGTTAAGAAAGGGGACTACGTTGGAGCAGGTGAAGCAGCAGCTGGATACTACGGCTGGGTTGTTGGTGGATACGTTATCGTTGACACCATGCGAGATGCACCTACCTACGCTATGTCTGGTAAGGACACTAAAGATCCCGGCAATGTGGGTACTCGTGTCATGGAAGGTACTCTTGGCCCTCTCACCTTTAACAAGGCTGGAGATGCCTACTCCCTTTCACAGTTCAAGCAAGATCCTGTAGGTCATGCGCTTGAGTCACTACTGCCACCAACTGGTGCAGCTGGTAGCTTGGGCAAGGCGGGTGTTAAGGCTGCCTTCGGTGAAGATCCAATGAGTAACCTGTTCGAGGCTATGCCTTGGATTGGTCGTCAGCTGAAGTACGTCTATGAAGCTGAGGATGAGCGTGGCCGTAGTAGAGATCGTAAGCGTAAGCGCGGAGACACCGTGCGTAACCGATAACACAAGGAACTATATGAGATGTCTGATGAGATGGAGGTGGGCCGCCGACTGGCCCATCTTGAGCGTGAGCTAGCCTCACATGGGCAGGGGATTGTGATGGCTACAACAGCAGCACAGGCCACTGAACGTGCAAGTGGTGAGCGACTCGAGTACTTAAAGGAAAGGTTCGACGCAGTAGAAGCGCGGATGGAGAGGGCTGATAGTAGTAGTAAGTTCTGGACTACAACAGCTTTAACTATCTTATTCACAGCAGCTATAAGTGTAAACTATATGTACATAGAACCCGTGATAGAGAAGGTTCAAGGACTAGAACGGAGGTTAATGTATGTGGAGAAAGAGCTTAGTCGTTTCCATCCTGTGCGTGATCCTGAGTAGTTGTGCCGGTGTTCCTCCCTTGGCTAAGAGTTTGCTCGCTAGGAGCGCCGAGAAGAGGGGCATAGAGGTTGATGCTAATGTAGGTCAAGCCAAGACAGAGGGTGAGGGTAGCGTCGCTCAGCAGGCCAATACGGCTGTCTCTGTGGGCATAGAAGAAGACACCATCGAGACCTTCGAAGGCCCCGTAGGTACGGTGATTAATGAAGCAGGACTAGAGATGCATGAGTTGCTTCTGCTAATCCTGCTTGCGGGGTGGGCTATTCCGTCGCCGGGTGAGATGCTCCATAGCATAGCGAGATCTCTTCGGGGATCATACGATCAGTTGCGACGTCCTCGTTCTGACTGAGTTCGTACGCTATAGCCTTGTCGGTGGTCTTACTACGCAGGTACTCGACAGCTGTGTGCTCCTCGTCCCCTATTGGGTCACCGTCCTTGGTGAACCCATTGGCTGCGAAGAGTGGCAGTCGTCCGTTACCTGAGTATGACATCAACGTACCCTTGGTGCACTCCTTGGCTGAAGGGTAGGGGATCTATACAGTACCCCTTGCGTCCTACATAGCCACCTTGGTGTGCATGCTTGAGTCCGAAGTTGTGTCCCAGCTCGTGAGCTAGAGTCTTAGGGCTACAGCTGGAGACAGACTTACGTCCACCTACACCTGCAATACCACAGTAAGGATCACCCGCCATGTAGGGCTTAAGACCTATCACTAGGTCGGCCCCATCTGCTGCGTACTTGTCGAAGTGCATAGCATGGTAGGCTTCCTCTACAGTGTCGGGCATATCGTCCCACATGTAGATCCCCTCGATGATAAAGCGAACAGGTACACCGCTGTTGCGGTACATCTGCTCAGCTTGACGCATCCAGTCGATGGCTTGACGCCACGGCTCCTCGCCCTCGTACCACAGAGGGTGAAGCACCAGCACCACGGAGACAGGCGGCTCACCTAAGAAGCTAAACGAGCCGTCGTCGTTCCGTCGTACGTCAGATGAGTAGGCTGGATCAGTCCAGTACAGCTCACCCTTCATGGTACGGAGGCTATACCAATGCCCCCGCCCACCTATCTCTCCGACCGGAGAACTCATGGGGATCATCCCCGCCTCTGCTTGAGCGTCATGGATCATGAACGCCTTCATCAGCAGCAGGAACGTACCCATCATTAGGAAGTATTTAGTTAGGCTCACTAGCCACCCTCCCCAAGTCAGTGTGATGACGCACCCTGAAGTACTCTTCAGCACGTTCAGTGTAGTAGTCCCGCATCCTCACCTCCAGCTCGTCCCATGCCTTGTTGGTTTGGATACGGATGGTAGTGCCCTGCGCTTCGAACCACTGGGCATACCCGTCTTCGTACTTCTCTTCTTTAGTTCTCACACAATCCTCCCGTGATTCACATGGAATCCATATTGATTCTCTCCAGACTTACGAGCACACACTGCCTCGAACCAGTCAGTAGATATGCCTAGATGGATGCTCTTACCTTTGACGTTGATCCTAGACAGCCACTTACCTGACTGCTTCTGGAAGGTTACTCCCATAAGACCAGATGTATTAGTGGCGTACTTCTTGGAGTTCCTACTATTCTCCAGCCTGTCCACAAGCCTCAGGTTCTCAAGGCTGTTGTCTTGTATGTTGCCGTTGATATGATCTATCTGCATACCCGAAGGGATAGGCCCGAAGGCCTTCTCCCAGATACGCCGATGGTCATACTCTCTGACTCCAGCAACAGTTGTTGTTGAGTATCTCATTCAGCTGACCCCACTATTTCACATACGCCGCCAGTACAGGCAAGCTCTTGACTACTTGTTGTTGTATCCTCTAACTCATAGCTAGGGAATATAGACCAGTCTACCTCTGGGAACTCCTCGACTGCGAGTTCGTAAGCATGACTATCTATCTGCTGATACGGAGCCTGCTGGTATGTGCCATTGTCGTACGGCAGCATACTCACACCACTCATAATATCCCAGTTGTCCCAAACCCAAGCCATCATAGCGAAGAAGTTATCGTCGTTATAATAGACCGTGATGCTGGGCTTGTGCTCACACCACGCCTCTTGGTAGATCTTCCATAGTCGGAGTTGCTCCAACGCATCCTGCTCGTCCCTCGTCACCGCTGTATCTGGTGTCTTGATAGGGAAGCTGAAGATGGTGGTGGTGTCCGGCTTCATGACACATGGCTCATTAGGTACGCCTTGGTCACGCATGAAAGCAGTCATCGGATCTTTGTTATCCTGTCGCACTGTACGTGTGTAGTACCTAGAGTATGCAGGGTGAATGCCCGAGCTGCACAAGGCTAGCTGGCTCACCGTACCACTTGGCTTGACACACGTTATAGCTGCTGACACAGGGATCTTCAGCTGCTTGGCCCACTTCTTGTTCACTGTGATAGCGTGTTCCCGCATGGTGGTTAGCCATTCGGTTAGCTTCTCGTCGCCTTCACTACCGTTCAGCACAGGGTGATCCATGATGCCAGTAAGGCTCACACCCAGCAGCCTCTCCTCCTCACAGTTGTCCTTCCATACCTTACGCAGGTAGCGGAAGTCCGTGAGTGTGGACTGCAACGTACCAAAGATAGTAGCAGCGTCCACCTTATGGAGCAGGTCAGCTAAGCTGTCGTCACTTCGCACGATAACCTCGGATAGATTACAGAACTCAGACGGTCGAAGGATGATCTCGGAGCAGGGGTTGCATCCCCACTTGTGTCCGGTCTCTCTCCTGCCGTGGGAGTCGATGATCTTATCCGCAGCTTCACGGTTGAAGAACCCACGCTCACCACTGTAGCTTTCATACAGGGCTTTGGACTGGTTCATGTAGAAGTGGAAGTCGGGCTTCTTCTCGTAGCATGCTGAGTTGTTAGCCAGCGCACGCTGTCCCGTCTGTGTTCCACCAAGCACCTGACTTAGCTGTAGCCATGCGATCCGATGTGGGTGAACTCAGGGAGATGAGGGCTGAACGCCTAACCCCACCGACCACCACAATGGCAGCGACCTTACAGATGAGATCGTGTGCCTCAAGGTCTGTCAGCTTACGACCAGCAGCCTTACGGAACAGAGCTACCGTGAAGTTGAACAGATCGACTAGCGGAGCCGGGCCTGACGCACGACCACCAAAGGTCTTGAGCTTAGCACCGGCAGGTCGTATCTTACTCACGTCCCACGATGGTACTTCACCAGCCCATAGCATAGCGAGTAGCTGCTTGAATGCCTTAGCCCACCCCACCTTGGAGTCAGCTACTACAATCACTGAGTCTGTATCATGGAACTCCTCAGCTACGACAGGTAGCTTAGCAACCTCATCACGCTCACAGCTAAAGCCCTACACCTGTCCCACATAGTAGGATGTACATGCACTCATCGAAGGCCCGAGGGTGATCGACGCTGAGGTAGGCACAGTTGTATCCAGCTACGTGGTCACGATCCAGCGCAGGGCCAGCAGTCATGAGAGCGCGCATGCTAGGCACAACGTCCAAGTCCACGATCATCTTACGTAGGGTGTTGGCTTGCATGCTACTGAGTACACCCTTGTCTTTCCAGTAGTTGGTATAACGAGAGCATGTCTCGTCCCATGTCTCCCGACGTCCAGCGTACTCGATCCATCTGGCGTATCGGGACATGGCTATAAAGTTCTGGTAATCATTCATGAAAGATCCTTATACACGGCAATACAAAACAGGACTAGCAACAACGCTAGCCCCGCGAACAACCCAAAGAAGAAGCAGCTCATCGCTTCAACTCCTCGGGGTGGTTCTCTAACATGTGCAACATCTGTAGTATATTACACATCGCGTGTCCCAGATGGTTCCGTCCTGACTCTGGGTCTAAGTCTTCACCACTCTGCCATGCGGCAAGGTGACGCTGAAGGCAAGCAAAGCTTACACTCCAGTGAGTAGGGCGCTTCCAGTTGTCCCTCTCGTACTTACTAGCACCATACTCCAACACCTTAGCAGCCTCTTGCATAGCAGCAATCGGGATCAGTGAGTAGTCTGGCTTGCCTGAGTTATAGCGTAGGCTGCGCTCAGTCTTAGGCGTAGGCTCCGCCATGTAGTTCATCATACGTGCATCGTACTCGTCGTGTGCCTTACGCTTACGCTCAGCGCTGGACTCGAACGGTGTGTTCCTGTCACACTTAGTACCGAAGGTGTACTCAGGCTCATCGTTAAACTCAGGACTAGTGTATCGTGTCATCGCCATCCTCCCCGAACTCTTCAGTGTATTCCTCGTTGATGAGAGCTGTAATCAGATCCCACTTAGCGTAGTCCAGCAGCGAACCCATACGATCCATGTCCACGTTACTGTACATGATGGTGGGTACGCCCTTCATGTGGATGATGGTCACTACCTGCATGTCCACCCCCTCGTCCTCCATCTCGGAGGCGAAGTCAGCAGCTGCTTGTAGCATGTCGGAAGCCTTAGGGTCTTCCTTCTTTGGGAAGTCTATTACTTTCATATCTCATCCCTCTCTTCAGCCCAGTCCACGATGTAATCCTCAAGCGCATCCACTAGCTCAGCAGCGGAGATGCCTAGTGTATCCACGATCTGATCTGGGATCTAGCTCCTTCAGTTGGTTCATTGCATCTAAGAAATCCATTACGCTCTCCGAATCCGCTTACCTAAGTTCATGTATTCAATGTGTGGTTCACCTTCAATGACAACACCGCATGCAATGATGGGCTTGTTAGCGAAGTGCTTACCGTATGCAAAAGCCATGTGCTTCTGGTCAACACCACAGCCTACACCCATACCCCATACCAGCTCCTGATCGGTAGCTGTAGCAGAGATGCCAGCGTTACTGTGGTTGTGTCCACTAACAGTGCAGCGCATACGCTTCTCGGCATCCTTACGGAATCCGTTGACGCCACCAGCTGTCTCACCATGATGATACAATACATCATCTATCTCTATCTCGTTAGCTACAGCCCATCCCTTGGGCATGTTGAACAGATCTTCAATAGGCTTCATGAAGATGTTGGGTTCCATCCCTAGCTTACGGAGTTGACGTGCAGGTATGCGGTCGTGGTTGCCCATGATTAGTGTTGCTTCGGGGAAGGCAGCGTACCAGTCCTCAGCCCGTCGATATGCCGACTCATACTCGCCGACCACATTGTGAAGCATAGGCTCACTATCGTGGAAGCTAAGGCTATGATTGTCGAACATGTCACCAATGTGTACAACAGTGTCAACACCCCAAGCCTCAAAGGTTTCAATACAAAAGTCAAGGTAGCCCTCCAGTTCATACGGTAAGTGTGTGTCTCCAATGATTCCTACTCGTGCCATTACAATCCACTCCCTGCATTCAAGATAGCTCCAACGGTTAGGATACCGAAGACGGTGAACCCCATTAGTACAATAAAGATCGCTTCAAAGTCTGGCTGTTTCATTTCCTTTTCCTCTTAGGTTTAGGCTTGCCGTGCTTAGGATGTAGTGGGTTCACTGAATGCTCCATCTTCCAGTAGTCCAGTAAGTTCTCAACGAACGTTACGTGGCAGTCCCCCTTGCTCATACGTCCAGCCCAGTGCAGTATCCTACCCTCCGCGCTATTACAGCTGCGGTGTAGCACCATGCGTACGTGGCCTTCAGTGTGGCAGTGATCCAGTACAGCTTCCTCAGGTTGTATAGTCAGTCCACACAGGGGACACATACTGTCTTGTGCTAGCAGCTGTGTCTCCCTGTACTCCTTAATGTCTTTCTGCTTTAGGGTGTCCATGTTTGTCCCTCTTCACGGCGCATCCATAAGCACCCACCAATGCGTAGTAGCCAAGCGTCCACCACCTCGTACATCTCACCAAGGCACATACCAACTTCCTCATACCCGTCACAGTAGACAGTGTATACGTAGTCGTACATCTCCTTGGGATCAGTCATCTCTTGTAGTGGTGCCTTGATCTTAGCCATGGCCTTCTTGCCTACCATCTTGTACAGACCGGGGATGTTATCAGTCGCGTCCCCCGTTAGCATCTGAGTGTAGAAGAACCTATCGGCCTCCACCTCGGACACGTAGTACATGTCGTCCTTGACCCAGTTGTAGTGCCAGCCCGGACAACCATCTAAATCCTTGTCGAGTGTAGCTATACCGTGACCCTCTTGGACGGCGCCGATTGCCAATGCATCGTCAGCCTCCTGTCCCTCGATCATCACTGCGCCTAGCTCATCAACCATATAGTCTCTGATCTCTTGGTAGTAGCGCGGCTTACCCGCATCCTTCCTGTTACCTTTGTAGTTTGGATCTAAGTCGTACCTGAAGTTCCCCTTTCCTGTTAAGTAGATCGTGGACTTCTCTCCGCAGCTGTTGATGATATCCTGAAGGGCATTCTTCACTCCGCTGAGTGTACCCTCCAAGGTATCTTCATTCTTGTCGGAGGCGAAGCCCACCCGATAGACGATGATGTCACCATCAATCCCCCAGTAGGTGGGCTTATCCATTAGAGTGCGTCCAGATCGTTGTCGTAGTCGAAGCTATCTTCTGAGGGTTGACCCAGCTCAGTGACCAGCATCTTCTGTACGAACGCGGACGTACCACGCTTACCCTTGAACTCCCAGTCGAACGTCTTGAGTACAGCCTCAACCTTAGAACCCTGTGTTACTAGGTCGGGGTCGAGTGCTAAACCTTGATCGTCCACTACAGTAGGGAACTTGCTGTTATCAATAGGGAACTTAGAGGTGCAGGTGATGAACTGTCCACGACCGTAGTCATCCTCTTTGAACTTCACGTTCATGCCCAAGCTCTCAAGCTTATCTACTGCTGCGCTGCTGAGGTTAGCCAGTTGTACACTGTACTTACCGGACATCTCCTCGACGCGAGTCAAGTTAGGGAATGCAATGGTAGCTTTAACTTTAACTAGGTTGGTATCCATAATGGTATCCTTTGATTAGTGAGTGTCGGCCCATGATGAGCCTATCTTTACATCGCCCTCGGTAGGGACAGCGTAGACCTAAGTCAACACCAGCCTGCCGTATGGCATCACGGAAGATAACGCCGACCCGATCAGCGTATGCATCCGGTACTTCTACTTGGAACTCATCGTGCACTTGAGCCACTAGCTTATACGGGTAGCTGTTCTCATCCAGCCTACCTACTGCTATGACTAAAGCTTTCTTCATTACTATCGCCCCTGCTGATTGGAGGAGCGTGTTAAGAGCAGCGTGTTCAGAGCGTACGTGTACTCGTCGTCCGTCCAGCCCTTTGATGTGCCCTCTTCCAGCAGCCACGCCAACGCGGTCGAGTAATCTTCGAAGCGCTGGAAGGGACTGTAGAAACTTCCTCTTAAGAGTAGCTCCTTGCTTTGCTCCTCCGCCAACAATCTCACCGATCTTCGCGTCACCAGCACCATAGAGAAAGCCGTATATAAACGTCTTAGCATTGTCTCTCGTCGGCAAACCTGCCGCCTCCTGATTGTATGTGTGAATGTCACCATCCAGTATTAGATTAGTGTACTCCTTGTCGTGCATGTAGTGAGCTAACATCCTGAGTTCTAGTCCAGAGGCATCGACCCCGACGAGCTTGGTGCCCTCGTCAGTGATGAACAACTCTCGGTACTCAGGGGCGGATGGTATCTGTGCAAGGTTGGGTTTGCTGTGGGACATACGGCCGGTGATTGCACCAATGGTGTTGACTCTACCATGGATGCGTCCATCTTCTCCGCAAGCGTCGACCCAGCTGCGTACCATACCAATGCGCTTACTAATAATAAGGTACTCGAGTACAGCTTTAGCTTCGTCGAGGTGGCTGTTCTCACCCAGAGTCTTCTCATCAATCTTAGGCTTTCCCGTAGGAGTGAGTTCAGTCCATACAGCACCGATCGTTTCGAGCCGCTCCGCAACCTGCTGCCTTGAGCCGGGGTTGAAGACTGTAACCTTGTCCTTGAGTTGCTTACCTGTCTTGGCGCTCCATCGTTCCTCAATGATGGGCGGGAAGATCTGTTGTAGTTCATCTTCAATCTCCTGCATTCTCTGTTCATGGTTATTATATAGAGTACAAGCAGATGCAAAGTCGAACTTGAATCCGTTGTCTTCCTGTATGGTAGTGACCCTGCGTACCTCAGCTTCGAGGTCATAGCTTGCATCACTAAAGCCTAGCTTCTCCTTCTTCTTAAGTAGTCCTTGGTACACGTCCCAGTTCGCATGGCAGTCAGCGATACAGTACTGGGTCATCCGTTCCCTGACCATGGGTACATCTCCGAGGTCGAAGTCGGAGGCGTCGAAGTCTTCCTTGAGGGACTTTCCTGCTGCTTGAGCAAGCGCCCGTAGCGAATGACCGCCATCCCGAGCAGGCTCCAACAACCTAGAGAGAACAAGAGTATCAACAACATCCCTATTCCACTCAAAGCCCCACACCTTCTTGAGTATCGGAAGGTCGAAGGCTATTAGGTTGTGTCCCATTACGCAGTCCACGCCACTGAGTGCGCGGTGTAGTTCGCCCACTGAGTTGCACACAGTAGTCATCCCACTGCTGTAGCGTACCACTGCCATCCAGATGTGATCCCATGCTAGGTTTGTTTCGATGTCGAGTGTTACTATTCGCTCTTGAGTGTACATACTCAGCGTTCTCCTGTTGTGTTTGAAGTTCTAAAACATATGCTCCCATCTTACTCATAAGTTCTCCTCTCATAATATAACAAATAGTGGGTTAGTGTTGACCTCTTGTCAAAGCGCCTCCTCCGCTAGGTCTTCAGGGGTGAACTCACTCAGTCGTCCAGTGTGGTTGTCGTACAGTAGATGTCCGGCTGGCCCAGTGATACCACTAAACCTGTTCTTGAGTACACGCATGTGAGTTGTGTTCCGTTCAATTGGATCCTCTGCTTGCCCGTTCCGCTCAAGACCGATAACAAAGTCAGACAGCTGAGCAATAGAAGCACTGCCCCTAAGTTGAGCCACTGACGTAGCCGCTCCTTCTTCATGGCCCTTACCCTCCGGTCGTTTCAAGTGGGACACTGCGAACAACACAATGCCTGTGTCCTGCGTCAAGGTGCGTAGCTTAGTCATGATCTCGTCGAGTGCTTTACGCTCGTCGCCATGCTGCCCACCCGATACAAGTATACTAATGTGATCTAAGATTATAACCTTGCAGTCCATAGCCTTAGCCATGAAGCGAACACGTGCTACCACTGCGTCAACAGTAGCGCCAGTGTCAAAGCTAGCATCCATAATCATTAGCTGCTCGTCGCCGAACACCCTGTTGAATGACTCCTTGTACTCCTCTGAGCCACGCTTGACTGCACTGGTAGGTAGGTGCACGGGTGTGGATAGATCAACGCCCATGAATCCCTCAGCCGTACGCTCGACGCTCTCCTCCATGAAGAGACACCCGATGCGGTTGGGCGTAGTGTTCTTCACGTGCATGACCAGCTCCCGTAAGATACTGGACTTGCCTAGACCTGAGCCAGCTGTAACAGTGATGAGTTCAGTAGGTCGGAAGCCGTAGGTGAGGTTGTTGAGTGCTTCCCACGGGTAGTCACCCAGCTTGTCGGGACGCTCAGCATTCAAGCGATCCCATAGCTCGTCCTTAGAGAGGATACCCTTGGGTGTGTACTGAGAAGCGCTCCAGTACAGATCACTAAACGCCTTCTTCTCACCCGCCTTCAGGTAATCACATGCATCCTTCCCGATAGCAGGGTCGAGCCGCATGATGCGTAGCTTACCAGCGAATACCTCAGCTGCCTTCTCAACAGCAGCAAGGCCAGCCTCATCGGCATCAAAGCACACTACAATCTCAGTGAATCCATCGAGGAAGTTGTATGCATTCTTGAAGTCCTTAGCTGCTGCGGCTGCGCCACCCTTAAGGGATACGACTGCTACCTTATCGTCGAACAAAGCGCTAGCTGCGAGTGCATCCAGCTCACCCTCTACCACGACCACTCGGTTCTGCTTGTGGTTGCCGTACCTCTGTTGACCGAACAAGCCACCCGACTTGATGTCCCCGACTGAACGGAATGCTTTAGTCTTGACGTGGCGTACCTTAAAGCCCACCGGATCGGTCGACTCAGCAGAAAAGTAAGGGTAATAGTGGTGCTCCCCTACGACTGCGACCTTGTACTTAGACGCAGTAGCTGAAGTGATTGACCGATCCGGTAGGGCTACTGGCTTAGCCTGTTGCCATGCTTGAGTGAGGCGTCCAAGTTCGTGGACACTAGTGAGTGTTACTGTTTCAGTTGGTGCCATTGTGGAATCTCCATGCGTATAGGCTTCACAAACAAAGCAATAGCTGTGTCCGTCATCGTAGAGTACGTTACCGTCCGATGAGCCACACTTATCGCATGGCCCTTTGCTTACTACTGTACTTTCTGTCATGCAGTGTGTCTCCTTGGGTTGCTGTAGTCTGTACGATGACGCTTACCTTATAGTATATAACAAAGTCTGGGTTATTACCGACCTCTTGTCACCGCTTGCACGTGTTAATGAATAGTATCTTAGCTGCAATAGCCTCCTCCTCTGTGTCGAAATCCCCTATAACAATCAATCGCTTACCTCCAATCATCATCTGTGCTCGGTACTTATCGGCCATCATGCTACGTACCCGAACTGCTATACCCTCCGATGCCGTGCTATTAGCTGTGGTCTCAAGCTTCAAGCTGCTGATACGTAGGTCTGAAGTACCGCCAGTCTCAACGATGGTATTGTTAGCTGGATCAGTGCCATGGTGCAGCGCCCACACGATACGTGAGGTGTAATAGTCCTGTCCGTCTATCTTGGTGGACAGCCTACCATCTACACGTACCTTGTAAGCCACTGAGCCAGCCTTCACGCGACCCCGTGACACTTTCCATACTAGACTACCTGTCTCGCTATCGTAGCTGAGAAGCTCATTCAAGCGCTCCTGTGGGGGCATAGGTTTAGCGCCCGACTTGGCTGGCTTCAGCTTCAAACCCTTAGCCTCCTCCTCTATGGCACGGGTGACACCGTTGTACTCCTGCATGCCACGCCAACGCAGTCCCTTAGCTTGCTTGATAGCGTACCTCTGGTATGACTCCGCCTTGACAGCAGCAAGGAAGTTCTGAACAGACTCAGTGCCAAACCCTGCGGCTAGTAACAGACTACGTAGCTGTTTGTCCGTAGCATTCTTGCTTGTGAGTGTAGAAAAAGTGGACATCCTAGGGTTTAGTGCGTCGATACCCTCGCGGAAGTACAGACCCACGCGGTCATCTTCCCGTGATGCATCCGCTACTGCTATGTCTGCAATCCTATCCTCTACTGTACCCACGTTCACCATTACGGTGTGACCCGACGTCTCCCCGTTCTCGTTCTCCAACTCGTTGGGTAGCTCGTGCGCGTTCGAGTTCAGCCAGTCAATGCAGTCCTGTACCTGCTCCTTGCCTCGGGTGTTGGACTTGCGGTAGTACATATGCCTCGCAGGAATGGTGGGATCTTTCATCATCCGTCGTCGCTCCTTACGATCGACAGGTGTTGCCGCCATGGATGCAGTGAATCCCCGAAGGTTGCCGATGGATGTTAGCTTGTGGTTTATGTTGTCTTGCTTCAGTTGCTGGTAGTCCAGCGCATCCCCGTCGTACCCGTTGTCTTCAAATAGCATAGCCAAGTTCTCCCATTAGCTTGATGAATCCGTAGTAGTCCAGCTTCTTATCGAAGGTTTGCATAAACATATACAGCTCGTCTTCAGTAATCTTTTCTTCTCGGTAGTCCATGATGGCTTGCCATAGCTCAGCCCGTTTAGTTTGGCGATCCAGTGCAGCGCCGTACCTGTCAGTTGGTACCCGTACCACGTCACCTAATCCGGTGTGGTCGTTAGGGTTAGCACGTGCATCATCAATGGCTGTGAATAGTTCTTGGATGTAGTTCTTCATAGTAATCCCTCGGCTTTAAGTAGTTGAATTAGTTGGAGTTTATCTCCCAAGGATAGGTGATCATATATCGTCGTAATCGGTATCATCTACCTCTACTCCTTCCGCTAGTATCTTTTGGATTAGTCTATCAAGCTGTCTACATGCTGAGCCATACGCCCACGTCGCACCCTGTGCCACCTTGTCGTCGGGGCAGTCTGCGTTCAGCCGTCGTTGGTGCTCGAGATTAGACAACATCCCCTGCAATTCGCCTAGTATTTGTAATTGATTCATCGTCCCATGTCCCTCCAAGCTTCGTATATTTCATCGGCGCCGTTGTCATTGCGGTACATATCAATGGCTGCGTCGAGCAGATCATCCTGCACCATGTCCGGCACTTCGTCCACGTCGCACACGTTGTCATCAATGAAAGCTAGACACGTAGAAAAGTCTGCGTCCCCGTCATCATGTACGTCGACCCATGCTTCGTAGGTTACGCCGTCAATCGTCACTTCAGATAAGTACTTCATTCTTCCTCCTTGTAGATGTCAGCTATACGCTTGCAATGGCTCTCTACTAGACGATAGCCAGATGCTCTACCCTCTAGCCATTGGGCGTGCAATTCACCCAGCTCGGTGTCATTAGCCGCTTTGGCATCCTGTACAGCGTAGCTTCCGAATAGCTCAGACACCGCCATTAGCTGCTCATATATATCCTTATTCATCATAGTTCCCCTGTCAGTAGCACGGCATACACCGTGATGTAGAATAGACCCGCGTAGATGATAACACGGGCCGCGTGGTTTAACCGCTCTCTGTCTTTACCTGTCATAAAACCTCCAGT